CCAGTGAAAGTGCTGGCGAGTTATCTGTTAGCTATGCCGAGCCAACACTGACAGGCACAGATGTAGATTATCAATTAACAGCGTATGGCCAAGAGTATTTGCGATTACGTAAATTGGTTGGCATTGGGGTAATGGTGGCGTAAATGGCAGTGCAAATCACGGGGAATTTAGCGCAGGCAAAAGCGTTAATTGAGCGATTGAAGGCTGATAAAGACAAAGCGGTTTACGTTGGATTTCCTGCTGAGTTTGATGAACCATTAGAGGGGGCTAAGAATTTTAATCTCGCCTCTTTGGCGGCTGTGTTGGAGCTTGGCAATGAACATATTAAACCGCGTCCTTTTTTACGCCAAACGCTCTCAGAAAACCAAGAGAAATACACCGCACTTTTTGTTCGGTATTTTCAGGAAGGGATGGACATTGCGCAAATTTATAAAGAGCTAGCGATTAAGGCTCAAGGTGATGTCCAGCTTAATATAGCAAGAGGTAAATGGATTGAAAATGCAGATTCAACCAAAATAGCATGGAAACTTAAGGATGTTAAAGATCCTAAACGCAGGAAAAAACTTAGAGCAACATTAGATCCCAAAAGTATTGAGAAAAACCCACTCATATGGGATGGGCACTTGCGTGGTTCTGTAAAAGGTATCGTTAAATGAGTTTAATCAATCAATATCCTCGCTTTCTGAATAGCAAATTTAGCCAAATTGTCACCGTGAAACACCTGCAAGGTGAGCATTCATCTGATGGGTTCGGGGCGAGTTATACCGATGAAAGCGTGACTGCCATTGTTATGCCGACCTCTCCTAATGATGTGTTGTTATTGCCAGAAGGTGAGCGTTTTATTCCCTCAATCAAAATCTACACCATTAAGCCGTTAAAAATAGGTGATTTGGTTATTTATGAGGGGGAAACCTACAAAATAAAAACCGTAGCAAATTGGGGAAAATATGGATACCACAACAATATCGGCGTTAGACACAGCCAAACTGCGAAAGTGGATTCAACAGGCTTTACAGTTACCTAATGGTGCCGTTATTGGTGGCTGGCTACCTGAAAATCCTTTACCTGCTTTTATTACCGTGGATTTGATGACAAGCAATGAAATCGGGCAGGCCACGAGAGAATTTGACGGTAAGCGTGAGCGTATCATTCAGTCAATGCAAAGCACAGTGAGCGTATCTTGTTTCGGTCGACATTCCCTTGCGCAGTGTTACAAGCTAAAAGCCATTTTCCAAAGTTCAGCGTTTCTTTCCTTTCTCAAATCAAATCACTGGGGCGTGATTCGTTTTTCAGATGTCCGCAATTTAACGGCTACCGTTGGGGCAGATTATGAAGAACGAGGGCAGTTTGATGTTGTATTTAGCCATCATCACATTGTTGATACACCTCTAGATCCGATAGAAAACGTTGAACAACGCACAAACCATTTAATTCAACAAATAGGAGGATAGCCTTATGGCATTATCTATCTCGCAGATTGTCAATGTGCAGTTAAATACTGTGCCAAAATCTGCCGCGCGCAAATCATTCGGCATAGTGGCATTGTTCACGCCTGAGGCAGGACAAGCATTTGCTGATGCGACTACGCGTTATGTTTATGTCGAAAATCAACGTGATGTAGAACAGTTGTTCGGCACAAATTCAGAAACAGCAAAAGCAGCACAGCCATTTTTTGCTCAAAGCCCTCGTGCGAAACAATTAATCATCGCACGTTGGCAAAAAACAGCATCAACCATCGACGCAACTAAAAACACTTTGAGTGGTGCGACATTATCAGATGATTTGGAGCGATTCAAATCTGTTGTTAATGGTCGTTTTTCGTTAACCATCGGTAGCGATATTAAAAAAGTTGAAGGACTGTCTTTTGCACGCCTTGCTGATTTTAATGCAGTGGCCACAAAAATTCAGGAAAAATTGACCGCACTTTCTGTTGCTGTGTCGATTGCTTATGACGAAACCGGCAATCGCTTTATTATTAGCTCCAATGCAGCCGGCGAAGATAAAACAACCGAAATTCATTATGCCATTGATGAAGGTGGAGAAGGTGAATATATCGGCGCATTGCTGAAACTGGAAAATGGCCAAGCAAGCCGAAAAGTAGGCAAAGCATCAATTTCTTTGAAAAAAGAAACCGTTGCAGAGGCATTATTTAATGTAGCCGAAGTGAATAATGCATGGTATGGCTTTACGTTTGCTGCACAGCTTACTGATAGCGAAGTGGAATCTGCTGCAAAATATGCGCAAGCCAATACCAAAATGTTTGGTGCAAATGTTATTCGTATTGAACAGCTTGAATGGTCTGCTGATAACATCTATAAGAAATTATATGATGCAGGTTTAGATCACACATTAGCGATGTTCGATAAAAACGATATGTACCCAGCATCTTCCGCATTGGCTCGTTTATTATCAACGAACTTTGCGGCAAATAATTCAACCTTAACGCTTAAATTCAAGCAACAACCAACTATTACGGCAGATGAAATTACGGCAACGGAGTTCTCTAAGGCTAAACGCTTAGGCATTAACGTGTACACTTATTTTGATGATGTAGCGATGATTGCTGAAGGCACAGTAATGGGCGGTAAATTTGCAGATGAAATCGTCATCTTAGACTGGTTTACCGATGCAGTGCAAAAAGAGGTATTCGCTCGCTTGTATAAATCACCGACCAAAATCCCATTAACAGACAAGGGCCAAGCGGTATTGATTGCTGCCGTGGAGAAAGTCTGCTTAGAGGGCGTAAACAATGGTGCTTTCGCCCCAGGTCAATGGACGGGCGATAGCTTTGGTAACTTGACGACAGGTGATTACCTTGAAAAAGGTTACTATGTATGGGCGGCACCGATGGATACGCTATCTGATAGCGACCGTGAGCAACGCCGTGCAACCCCAATTCAAACCGCTGTGAAATTAGCAGGCGCAATCCATTCTAGCGATGTGATTGTGAACTATAACCGATAACTAATAGGGCTGGATTATCCAGCCTTTTCTTTTAAGAGGAAATATAAATGGCAGTTTTCGATCCAAAACAAGTTGTCGTGTTATTAGACGGCAAAGAAATTAGTGACTGGGCAGACGGCTCAGATGTGATTAATGCGACCAACCAAGTTGATGCAGGACAAATGGTTATTGGTGCGAATGGCACGGGCGTATTTATCGCAAACCCTGACCAATCAGGCAAATTAACCCTAAAAATTAAACAACATTCTGAGGATAACGCTTATTTATCTAAGTTGTTTAATCAGCAAAAAACCAGTATTAAAACCTATTTACCGATGACACTCGCTATCCGCGACTTAATCAATGATGATGTTGTCACGGCAAGCAAAGGGTATTTCACTACGCCTGCGCCTTACGTGCGTGGGAATGGACACAATGCGACAACCTGGACGATTGTGTTTGAGAAAATGACGATGAATCTTGAAAAAGGTGTTCAATAATGGAAAGTAAACAAATCAATATTGAAAATGTCACCTATACGATGACGCCAGCTAATGCGATGACAGCATGGACTGCACTCAAAAATGCGATGAAATTATTGCAATCAGTCGATTTATCATCATTAGGTAACAATAAAAAACTCGGTGCAAGCGTATTGACGACTGTATTGGCGAATTTAGGCGACCCAAGCATTAAAGAGCTTGAGGATATCGTGCTTAAACACACCTCATGTGAGCAAGATGGCAAACTATACCGACTATCTGAACGTTTTGATAGTCATTTTAACCAACACCGTGGGCATTTAATCCCAGTATTAAAAGAAGGGTTGATGTATCAATTCGCTGATTTTTTTATCGGTGGGGGCGGATTGCTGAGCAATATTCAAGCCAATCTAAAAGCGAAGAAATAAGCCAGTCAGACAGTAAAGTTGACTGGTTTATTTTTACGCCCATCGTAAAAAACTTTTGTTCACTACACGAATTAAGGTCGGTTTATTCGTTAGCCGACCTTTTATCTTTCCATGAAGTCATTGTTGAATTAAATCATATGGAGCAACGCAATGCTACTCGATGAACTACTGATTAAAATCGGCATTGATGCGGATAGCCAAGCAATGCAACAGTTTGAGCGATTCCTCAATACAATTGGCGACGGCACTGAAGATGCTGCAGAAAGTTTAGGTGCCTTTGGCCAAGCACTGGAAGAGACGGTGAATGAGGCGACTGAACAAGTCAAGGATATGCCTGAGTTTAGAGAGTTTTTTGCATCGCTTGAGAAACTACAAGCTGAAACAGAAAATCTTTCTGAGGATGAAGCCTTAGATGCGTGGGTGCAGAAACTCATCGAGGGGGATAAGCTCTTATCTGAGTTTGGTGAGAGCTTTCTTGAAAACACTGAACAGCTCTCGAAAGAGCTACAAGAAGCAGGGTTAAGTGCCGAGCAGGTTGAGAAAGTTATTGGCAAACTCAAATCTGCAATTGAGCAGAAAACCGATGCTACCGAAAAAGATACAAAAGCCGTAGAAGATAACGCCAAAAGCACAGAAAATTTATCTGACAATATCATCGACTTGTGGGCGACCCAATATGGTGCAGTCGGATTATTGAATAAATTCGAATTGCTTGGCATTAGCATCAATAAAACCACACTTAAAGTTGCGGCATTTGGTGCAGCTTTCTACGCTGCCACAATCGGGGTGAAGAATTTTGTTGATGCTAATCTTGATGCACTCGATGAAATTAAACAACTCTCGGCTGTCACGGGCGAATCAGCCGATCAAATTTACAACTTAGGTAAGGTTGCAGAGGTCAATGGCTCATCCGCACAGGCCGCTCAATCGTCTATTGAGGGATTATCTCGTGTTATAGGTGAGGCGGCAACGGGTATCGGTCGAGGGGCGAAATCATTTGAGCAATATGGACTAAGCGCCAAAAAGGCGAATGGAGATGTTAAAACCTCAAGCGAAATGCTGGGAGAAATCTCGGATAAGATGAAGGCGATGGGCGAGCAAGAGCAAATTGCGATGCTTGCTAAGCTTGGTATTGATGGCTCGATGATTCAAACCTTGCGTCTTGGTAATGATGAGCTGAAAGAACAAATCGCCCTTGCAAGCGCTCTCACACTTGGGGTGGGTAACGCAGAAAATGCAGAAACTGCCGCCGCTTTTAAAGATGCATTGACGCAGGTTTCTCAAGTATTTAAGGCTATTGGCGAATATGTATCACTCCGTGTTGCGCCATCCATTCAGCGATTAGCCGAACGGTTTACAAAATGGTTCACGGAGAACAATGAGTTTATCAAGGCCACACTCAACGGCTTTGGCAAAATACTGTCATTTTTATTTGAGTTAGCCGCGGCCATTGATAATGTTGTTGAACATACTGTTGGTTGGAAAACTGTAATCTATGCATTAGGTGCAGCGTTATTGTGGTTAAGTCGACGGATGTTATTAGCTTTTGCGACCAACCCTGTCACATTGATTATAGCGGGCGTTGCAGCCTTGTTTTTACTTGTTGATGACTTTATCACTTATCTTGAAGGCGGAGAAACGGCATTAGGTGAATTTTGGAAGCCATTTAAGAGCGCACTTTTATGGGTAAAATCCACGTGGAAAAACTTTGTCGATAATTTTAGCGTCGATCCAATTGGTGCAACATTATCCCTCATCACAGATATGCTTGAGCTGCCATTTAAACTTGGGCTCGCGCTTGTTGGCGGTTTATGGAATTTATTTACTGGCAAACAGTTAGATTTGGATGTTATCGAGACCAAGTTCGCTCAAGTTACAGATTGGATTAAAAAGCCATTCCAAAGTGCATTTGATTGGGTTAAGGGCTATTACGACCAATATATCGCACCGATTGTTGATACAATAAAAGGGTGGTTTAGTGATAGTGGCGAAAAGGTAGGCACGGCAAGTCAAAATACGAAAGCCTATGACACGATGATGTTTGATCCATCTTATGCTTCTGCACCACAAGTTGCAGCGGCAGGCGTCAATAATAAAACTTCAAATGCGGATAACAGTGTCAAAAATAGCAACAACAAAATCACCATTACGCAAAATATCCAAGGTACGGACAATCCAAAAGCAGTGGCAGACCAATCGGCTCGCGCGATCAATAATCAACTTTCACCTGTTGTGGGGTAGCCTCTATGTTAAATTTTGCCCAAGTATCCAATCGTAAGATTGGCAAAATTACCTTTGATGTGGTCACAACAGAAGACCATCAGTCGGATTTATCTATTACAGAAAACCCGATTGAATCAGGTGCAGCCATTGCTGACCATGCGGTTATTCAGCCTAAACAAGTTACCATTAATGGTGTAATGGTTGATCACGACCATTCGACTTTTGGTTTAGACCTTCCGTTTATCGGCAATATTCGTGGCGGGATAGACTTTCTTAATAACTTTCCTTTGCCAGTTAAGGTTATCACTCAAACATCGCAAGCTATCGCAAGAGCAGGGAGAGTGATTAGCCAAGTTGCAGGGGCATATAGTCAAGCGAAGAGCATCCTTAATCAAGCGCGAAGTATTGCCCCTTTTTTGCCTGATTTTGGTCTAGGCGGATTGCTTGATAGTAGTGCAGGGGATAGTAGAGTGCAAAAATGCTATGCCGACCTTGTGGCTTGCCAGAAATCAGGGGAAACCATTGACATACAGACAGGCATTCACTTGTACAAAAACATGCTAATCCAATCTGTAGCCGTCAATCAATCACAAGATGGCAGTGCGACATTTACGATAACGGCTCGGGAGATATTTATTGTTGAGACAAAAACAGCTCAATCTAAATCATCTGCATCGGGCAATAGTAAAAGTGGTCGAGCAGCGGCTCAATCCGCAACAAAATCGCAGCAAGGTTCTACTCAACCAAAGAGCGATACGCCTAAAAGAACCTCCTCGCTTTTCAATCTTTTTAAATGATGGTAAGACGTATGCGTAAAATTCCATTAACACAACATCCTTATCAGGAGCAAACTTTTGAATTTAACGGCATAAAAATCCGCTTAACCTTGCGATTTAATAGTATTGGACAGTTTTGGGCAATGGATGTATTTGAGCCAGTAAATCAAAAACAGATTTGCCGAGGCCACGCGCTCGCGTGCGGAGTACCATTATTGGCTCGCACTACACAGCCTTATTTCTTCTATTTGGACGATGAAAGCGGTGCTGAATTAGACCCAATGAGTATGGAAGATTTGGGCACTCGATGCTTTTTGTATATAGGCGAAAAGGCATCGTAAATTAATAGATGAAAATAACCCCCCCAGATGGGGACTATCTGGGGGTTTTTTTTTTTT